CTCTTGCTCGCGAGTCTCTTTAAGCCCACGACGCCCACTGGCCTCACTGCTACGGCTGGAAACACTCAAGTCTCACTGTCGTGGACCGCACCGACGGGGATGCTCTCGCAGACTCCAGTAACCGACTACGATCCGCAGTTCTCGTCCGACAGCGGGGTCTCGTGGACATCGTTCACTCACACCGCCTCGACTGCCACGACGTCTATCATCACAGGCCTTACCAACGGCACACCATATGTGTTCCGTGTCGCTGCCCTTAACGCACTGGGCGTCGGTGGCTACACCGCAGCTACGAGCAGCGTGACTCCAGTGTCTGGAACTCCTCCGGGTACACCGACGGGCTTGTCGGCTACGGCTGGCAACGCTCAGGCATCTCTGACATGGTACGCACCCGCGAGCAGCGGAACGACGGCGATCTCAGACTACTTCGTCCAGTATTCGTCCGACAGTGGTGCCAACTGGTCGAGCTTCAGCCACACCGCCTCGACCGCGACTTCGTCTGTCGTCACCGGGCTGACGAACGGCACTGCCTACGTGTTCCGCGTCGCCGCCGTCAGTTCTGTAGGTGCCGGTAGCTACACCTCAGCCACGAGCAGCATCACGCCTGTCTCTGTGACGCCTGACCCGTACTACGAGAACGTGTCCCTGTTGCTTCACGGTGACGGGACGGGTGGGACGATTGTCGATGAGGCTCTGACTCAAAAGACAGTTACGGCATACGGTACAGCAACTCAGTCTGCTGCCCAGAGTCAATGGGGTGGCAAGTCGTTCGCGTTCGACGGCACGACGAACTGCTACTTACAGACTCCAGCACACGCTCAGTTCGACTTCGGCTCGAACGACATGGCTATCGAGTTCTGGTTCCGATCCACGCAGTCGACCGCACTCGCCGCTTTTATGACGCGAGAGTGGGGTGCCGATCCGTACACGGGTGGATGGACAATTATGATGAACGGTGCGTCTGGCGGTCTAGCCATCTACTGGGCAGACAGCAGCACCTCTGCACCGTTCATGTCGTCGAGTGCCATCACTCACAGAGACGGTCAGTGGCATCACTTCGCTTGGTCTCGCAGCGGCACGACTCACTCGATGTACCTCGATGGCACTCGCGTTGCTACGGCCACGTCGAGTACCACTTTTGGTACAGGCAAGCAGTTGACGATCGGCTCCGACCAGACGTTTGGTGGTCGCTACTTCAACGGCTTCATCGACGACATCAGGATCACGAAAGGAGCCGCTCGATACACAGGCACGACCATCACGGTTCCGTCTGTCATTTTCCCGCACGTTGGCCCTATCGGAGTTCCCACGGCACTATCGGCAACACAGGGCAATGCTCAGGTCTCGCTCTCGTGGACCGCACCAAGCTACAACGGCGGATCGGCGATTACCGACTACTCTGTTCAATACTCTTCTGACGGTGGCACGAACTGGTCGAGCTTCAGCCACACCGCATCGGCGGCAACGACGTCGACTGTCACTGGCCTGACGAACGGAACCGCCTACGTGTTCCGTGTTGCGGCTGTGAACAGCAACGGGACTGGGAGCTACACGTCAGCAACGAGCAGCGTGACTCCGGGCGTTGTTGCAACTGACGCGAACTTCGCAAACGTGTCACTGTTGCTTCACGGTGACGGGAACCTCAACGATAGCTCTCCTCTGAACCGCACGTCTTCTATCACGACGACAGGGACTGTGTCGACTGCTGGCACTGCCAAGTTCGGCTCTGCCTCAATGCAATTCTCTGGTGCCGGAAAGGTTGTCGTCCCCTCCGACGCATCGCTCACGTTCTCTGGTGACTTCACCATCGAGTGCTGGGTTCAGTTCGCGTCGAAGCCGTCGAACTACATTGCACTGTTCGCTGGTTCGACTGGTGCGACCCAGATGTTTCTGACGACGAAAGTCTCGGGCAACGGTCTTCGGTGGGGTCTGTCAGAGACGGCAGAGTACGCGGCGGGCGACTTCACGTGGGCAACTGGCACGTGGTATCACGTCGCCGTGCGGAGGGCGAGCAACGCAGTCACTTTGTGGGTCAACGGAACCAGCATCACGTCTGGCTCGCCGACAAACTCGAATACCTACTCTGGAGGCATGAATCTGTTCGGTGGCATCGGAAGCGTAACGGACTTCACTGGCCTCGTGGACGACTTCCGGATCACCAACGGCGTGGCGAGGACGATCACTCTCCCCACTGCTGCATATCCAGACGTCGGGCCTATGGGAGTGCCGACGTCCCTCGCGGCGTCTGCTGGAAACGCACAGGCGTCTCTGTCTTGGACTGCACCCAACTACAACGGCGGATCGGCGATTACGGACTACTCGGTCCAGTATTCGACAAACAGCGGATCGACTTGGTCGAGCTTCAGCCACGCCGCCTCGACCGCGACGACGTCCACAGTCACTGGCCTCACGAACGGAACTTCGTATGTGTTTCGCGTTGCTGCCGTGAATGGCAACGGAACTGGAGGCTACACGTCGGCGACTAGCAGTGTAACCCCGGCGGCTGCTTCTGCGGCACTGATTGGTGTCAAGAATGACAAAGCGTATGCGGGCACATTTGTGGACGGACTCGGCACGTTTACCGGCTCCGGAACACTAGCCTATCCGTTTATTCGAGCGGCGAACACTGTCATCAACTCGACAGACGGCTTAATTCACTACCGATTCCAAGCCACAGCTACAGGGACTGTCTACGTGACGTTCAAGTTCAACGACAACGACGACAACAACAATGCAGGGTACGTGGCGAAGAACGGAACTATGCAGGGTGATTACGTTAGCAGTGGCTCGACGGCTACTCGATCCGTATCTGTCGTGAACGGCGACTACATCACCCTCTCTTCTACAGACATCAACTACACGAGCATTGAAGGAGTCAGCATCTACGCTGTTTAACTATGGCCGCACAGTTCTCGCTCCTGCCGGGGTCAATGTCCTTGGCACTGAAAAAGTCTAACGACTTCTCGACACTGATCGACTTCAGCACAAGTCTCGTCGGGTACTCAGCTACCGCAAGTCTCACGAGTCTCGTGACAGGTGCCGTCGTGATCCCGTTCACCACGAGCATCGCTGACGCCGCTGCCGGGCAAGTCTCTATCTCTCTCAGTGATACCCAGACCGCCGCTCTCGCGTCTGGCACGTATGGATGGCAACTCGACTGGGTGGCACCCGGAAACGTACAACGGACTGCACTCAGCGGCACAGTCGAGGTATTCGCATGATCACAGCGAGCGTAGTATCGCAGCCCATCACGGCGAGCGTCAGCGGCACTGGGGGCATCTCTGCCAGTGTTGGCTCATCTGTCGTTTCTGCGTCTGTCGGTAATGGCATTGGTCCGCAGGGACCGCCGGGCAATGCTGGTGCTGGGCTTAGCGACCTCACAGACGTCTCTGTTAGTTCTGTACAGACCGGCGACGTGCTTCAGTACAACTCCGCCAAGTGGCGAAACGTAAATCAGGATCAAGTCACCGATGGTGGCAACTTCTAAGGAGGGTCTCTCGTGGCGAATGTCATCCGGATCAAAAGGCGTAATTCAAGTGGGGCGGCTGGGGCACCTTCGTCGCTCCAGCAGGCAGAATTAGCATTTAATGAAGCCGATGGTCAGATTTACGTGGGCGTTGGAACGGGCGGGGCTGGCGGTTCGGCCACTACTATCCCGTCGATCGGCGGCACGGACTGGGCCAGCAAGACTTACGTGACAGCCGCTGTGGCTGCGGTCAACGTCAGTTCACAGCTTGCGAACTACCTCACTTCAGCAACCGCTGCATCGACCTATTTGACGATCTCGTCCGCGAGCAGCACGTATGCACCACTCGCATCGCCGGGATTCAGCGGCTCGCCAACTGTTCCAAATCAGACCGCTGGTGACTCTTCCACGAAGATTGCAAACACTTCATTCGTGATGACGGCAGTGGCGAATCTCGTTGCGAGTTCACCTGAAGCCTTAAATACCCTGAACGAACTCGCTCAGGCTTTAGGAAACGATGCCTCGTTCAGCACGACGATCTCGAATAGCATCGGCGGCAAGCTTGCCAAGGCGTCTAACCTCAGCGACCTGACCGATACCTCTACTGCTCGCACGAACCTTGGTCTCTCCAGCATGGCGACCCAGTCATCAACTAACGTCAACATTTCTGGTGGCTCTATCGATGGGGTCGACCTCAACGGCGGAAGCTTCTGACAGTGGCAATAACCAACAGAATCCTGCACTCAAATACGAGCGGAAACACTCCAGCCTCGCTGGTTGATGGGCAGATCGCCATCAATCAGGCGTCTGGGTCGCTCTTCTACAGGAACTCAGCCGGGGCTGTGACTCAGTTCACCTCTGCGGCAACTCTTGCGGATGGGTATGTCTATGACTGCGGAGAATACTCTGCCATTGCACCCAGCCCTCCGGTCACAGTCAGCGGCGTGTCTGGGAATGGTCAGGTGGTTCTTTCATGGGGTGCCCCTGTTCTGCCGGGCGGGGCAAATATCACAGACTACACGGTTCAGTATTCCAGTGGCTCTGGCTACACGACGTTCTCACGAGCAGCAAGCACAGCACTTACAGCTACAGTTACCGGATTAACGAACGGCACGTCTTACACGTTTAGGGTTTCGGCGACAAACTCTGCCGGAACGAGTGCTTATAGCACAGTCAGTTCTAGCGTGACTCCGGGCGGTGCTGCTGCACTTCTGAGTATTGCAAGAAACAATGGCACCAGCACATTCTCTGGACTAGGAACTACAGCAAGCCCGTTCGTTCGTGCTGCGGGGTTCGGGTGGGACGATGCTGACGGATTGAGTCGTTATTCTTGGACAGCAACTGGTTCGGCAACTGTAACTGTTACTTATTACTTCAGCGACGACACAGGCGACGGTTTTTGTTCGCGTGTTGTTAAGAATAGCACTAGAATCACCCCTGATAACTGCGGTGGTACAGCTACTCGTACTTTTGCGGTAGTGTCAGGTGACGTAATTACTATCGGGGTTGACGTTGCGAACAGTATGTATTTTGATAACGTGAGCGTTTCCGCAGCATGAAAACAGTACAGCACAAGCGTGGAACTGCGTCTGCTTTGGCAGCGAATAACCCTGTCATCCCTGCTGGCGAGATCGTCATCGAGACAGACACGTCTCGAACCAAGATCGGCGACGGAGTTAAGGCTTGGAATGCCTTACCTTACGCACAGTCGCCTGCAACGAACCTCTTTCTCTGGAGTAACTTCCGCTAATGGCTACCTCTCCCGTCTTCGCAGTCACGCCTCGCATCGGTGCCGTCTCGGTGGCAACCGCCGACTCGTCTTACACTGCACCAACCAACGTCGGCACCCTGATCACTGGTGCGTCGACAGGCACAAGGATCGCTGAGATCGTGGTGAAGAATGCGGCCACTTCAGCGGCTGCTGTTGTCCGAATCTTCCTCCACGATGGCACGACGTTCTGGCTCTTCGATGAAGTCACAGTCGCTGCGGCCACCGGGTCTGCAACTGTTCAACAGTCCCGCGTGTCGACTCTTTACAGCAACCTGATCCTTCCTTCCGCCTCGTGGTCTATCAGGGTCACGACGAGCGTGGCTCAAGCAACTCACGTCACTGCCTTCGGGGCTGATCTCTAGTGAATCCGGGCATCTACTCCATCGGCGGTCAGTCTGCGGCGATCGTGGGCACTCCCTACGCGTTGTCTGGGGTCGGTCCTCGCACTGGCACAGTTCGTGTGCTGGCTGTTGGCGGTGGTGGAGGCGGTGCTTTTTATGGAGCCGGTGGAGGAGCGGGCGGATTCCAAGAGACGTCAGTCATCGTCACCGCTGGCGTTTCTGTTTCTGTTTCGATTGGTGCTGGCGGCTCTGCGTCGACAGGTGCCGACACTCGTTCCGGTCTTGGTTCGCCAAGCTCTTTCGGAAACGTGATCAGCGTCGGCGGTGGCTCCGCAGGAACTCGAACGATTGCGAGCGGCACGGTTGGCCTGTACGGCCCCGGATACCCCGGCGGATCAGGAGGAGGCGGCTACGCAACAAACGCTGGCTCCGCTTCTGTGGGGCAAGGCAATGCAGGGACAGTGGGAACCGCCGCTGGCTTCTCTGGAGGAGGCGGTGGTGCTGGCAGTGCGGCGGGGGCTACTGTCGCAGCGACGCGAGGGGGTGCTGGCGGTGCTGGGAAAGTCTCGACGATCACAGGCCGCACTTACGCTGGCGGTGGCGGTGGCGGTTCAGCAAGCGGAACGAACTTCGCGGCGGGCGGCTCTGGAGGCGGCGGTCAGGGCGGTGCTTTGAGCGGGACAACTGCCGGTGCTGCTGGCACCGTAAACACTGGAGGCGGCGGCGGCGGTGGCACAACCAACGTCACGGGGGGCAACGGCGGCTCTGGAGTCGTCGTTCTGCGATTCTCATCGGCACTTTCCTTCGCAGCCAGCACGGGACTGACGTATTCGATCGCTTTTTCAGGCGACGACGAGATCGTGACCATCACCGCAGGAACAGGAACGGTGGTATTCAATTAATGGCACACTACGCGTTCGTTGATGAGACAAACACAGTCGTCGAGGTCATCGCGGGATGCGATGAGTCTTCCGGCACAGATTGGGAGGCTCACTACGCTGAAGTCCGTGGGATGAGATGCCTTCGCACGAGCTACCACACTCAAGGCGGCTTGCATCTGCTTGGTGGCACGCCTTACAGGGGCAACTACGCCGGGGTTGGCATGGTCTATCGAGAAGACTTGGACATTTTCATTCCGCCCTGCCCCGGAGAAGGCTGGACTCTCGATCAATCTACTGCCTCATGGGTTCAGCAGTGATCTCGAAGTGCCTCGCAGCGATCGCAATTGTGATCGGGATAGTTGCTCAGCTTCTCATGTTCTTCGCTGAGTCTATTGGAGACCTCTCAGATGAGTGGAACTCCGATATCTAAGGAGTATCTCCTAACTCGTGGAGTGTGCTGTGGTATGAGATGCTTGAATTGCCCTTACATACCGAAACATCAAGGAGGTTCTCGTGTTTCTCATCCTTAGTTGGCTTGTCTATGGTGCGATTGTTGGTGGAATTGCCCGATTTATCTATCGAGGCGACACTCCTATTGGATGGGTGCCCACTATTGCCACTGGAGTGGCAGGAAGTGTTGTGGGTGGCCTGATTCACTCTGCTTTGAGTGGTGGAAGGGGCGAATCTGCCGGAATTTTCTTTGGAGTGATTGGCGGAGTGGTCGCGAGCTATGCCTATACCCAGTGGAAGGCCAATGCCTGAGAGATTTGGCTACTTCCGGCCCAAGAAGCTCACTGTAAGAAAGAAGGGGCCAAGTTTCTCACAGAAATATGGCCCCCTATGGGAAGCAATCAGGCTAAGAGTTCTCACAAGAGACAATTGGCAATGTAGGCATTGTGGGAGGGTTTGTGGAGATAGGTGGGAGGCACAAGTTGATCACATTGTGCCTCTCAAGCTTTGCGAGAATCATTCTGAGGAAAATCTCCAAGTTCTGTGCATCAGATGCCATCTCAGAAAGACTCAGCAAGGCCTCTAGCTCTCGATTTAAGACACTTTTGATTAGTTTGGGTATGGGGACAGCCTGAGAGCAACTAGGGCTTTAAATCGAGGACTCTGAGGACTCAACTTTTCCCCTATATAGGGCATAGAGAGAAAAATCTCTGGAAAATGGAGTCCACCAAGTCCCAAGCCAAAAATGAATGTTTTCAGCTATACATATACACAAAAACAATTGGACTAGGATTCGCGGAATCAAAGTCCACCAAGTCCCGAGATTTTTCCCTATATAGGGAAAGGGAGAGGCATATGCGAAAGCATTTGGGCTATCAACTTGAAGAGACTTGAGAGAGCTTGTGCTATCAAACTTGATTTCGAGATGGGTTTTGCCCAGCTTTTTCCAGCAGCAACTTTACTGGCTTTGTCAAGGGGTTCATACTGGGATTAGCAGGCCCACTCCGGGGGAGTGTCCTTTTCCCGCAGGTTTTACGCTTCCCGGCCCACGCCGGGCCGCACCGTGAGCGGCCGCAAAATTTTAAGGAGGGGCTTTTTGCCCCCTGTCATGGGTCGCCCTCCAATCCCCACCACGATCTCTATCGCACGCGGGAACCCCGGCAAGCGGCCAATCAATATCGACGAGCCTAAGCCACCACCGGCTGACTGCACGCCACCAGAGACTCTCAGTGAGGTGGGCGTTGATAAGTGGATCGAGCTAACTGATTTGCTCAAGAACATGGGAGTGTTTACACTCGCGGACCGATCTGCGATCGAACGCTACTGTCTCATTCACGAGCAGTGGATGCACGTGGTGAAACACGTTCGCGAGAACGGGATGACCCAGATCACGCAGACTGGATACTCACAACTGACCGCAGAGGGGTCGTTGTTCAAGAGTCTGCCCGCTGACTTGCTCAAGATCGAGCAGCAGTTCGGGATGACTCCGGCAGCGAGGTCTAGTCTCAAGGTAACGGATGCCGCTGCCCCCGCCGATCCGCTTGACGCGTATATCAAAAGTAGACGCGGTTAAGCAGGGTCTCGACTACTACTTCGATCAGCGGAAGGCCGACCACGCCGTCGGTTTCTTCGAGAACTTCCTTGTCCATTCCAAGGGCAAGTTCGCTGGCAAGCCATTTACGTTGCTCGATTGGCAGCGAGAGGACGTGATCGAGGAGTTGTTCGGCTGGCAGAAGGTCGAGACAGACACTCGAAAATTTCGCATCGGATACATAGAGTTACCGAAAAAAAACGGAAAATCTACCTTACTATCAGGAATTTCCCTCTATACAGCGTTCGCTGACGATGAACCGTCGGCGGAATGTTTCGGCTGTGCGACGTCCAGAGATCAGGCAGGCATCGTCTACAAGCAGATGGTTGAGTTGGTGAGGGCGAGCAAGTACCTCTCCAGCAGGCTTGAGATCATCGAGAGCCGCAAGACGATCACGTGCGTGCCGACTAACTCATTCTGGAGGGTCATTTCTAGCGACAGCAGCAGAGCGGAAGGATTGAACATCCACAGTCTTTGCTATGACGAATTGCATTCGGCGAAGGACAGAAGGCTTTTCGATGCCATCAGGTACGGTGGAATTTCCAGAACACAGAGCCTCATCCTAAGCATTACAACAGCCGGTGCTGACCGGGCCTCGATCTGCTACGAGCAGCACGAGCATGCGATGAAGTGCATGGTCGATCCCAATTTCGACCCGCAGTTCTTCGCGTATGTCCGGGCGGCTGCACCTGAAGATGACTACCGAAGCCCTGCGGTTTGGGCGGCTGCTAACCCGTCGTTCGGCGTCACGATGGATGCCGATTCGTTTGAGGCTGACGTGAAAGAAGCCGAGTCCGCCAAGACAAAGCTCTCTAGCTTTTTGCGATACAGGATGAACATTTGGGTCCAAGGTTCGGAAAAATTCTTCAACCTGACCCAGTGGCAGCAGTGCCGGGGGATCACCGAAGACATGGGTTCGCACCGCACGTGGTACGCGGGCCTCGATCTAGCACAAACGTGGGACTGCAACGCCTTCGTCGCAGTGAGCCGTGGTGCGGATGACGTCTGGGACGTGCTGTGCCGGTTTTGGATTCCTGCCGACAACGCCTCGCAAAGAGACGTTAAGGAAAACGTCCCTTGGACCCAATGGGCGAAGGAGCCAAAAATTGGCGTCTGCCTCACGCCGGGAGACGTGGCTGACTACGAGTACATACGCCGCGACATCCTCGACTTCTGTAAGCAGCGGACCGTGAAGCTGATCGCCACCGATCCCCATAACAGCCACTACCTGTCGCAGCAACTTCAGGCGGAGGGGATCAAGATGGTAGGGTTTTCACAGTCGGCATCGTCGATGAATCCCAGCACCAAGCTCCTAGAGACTCTCGTTTCGCAGGGACGCCTGCGAACCAACGAGAACCCTGTCCTTGACTGGATGGCAGCGAATGCCACGGTTCGGGAGACAAGCGACGGCTATATCAAAATTGTGAAGCCATCTTCTCACTCGCCTGCCCGCGTGGACGGAATCGTCGCACTCGTCATGGCTCTCGGAGTCGCCAGTGATGCTGAGTTGGCCCCTGCCCCAGTCGCACCGGAGATTTTCGTGTTATGAGTGAGGAACGCGTTGTCAGCGATCTTGTCTGGACGCCTGAGATGGGACTCTCCACTCCAGAAGTGCGAGGCATCTCTTGGGAGAACTTCCTGCTCAGTGATGAGAAGTACGGCGGCAAGTGGCGGACCGACAGCGGCATCCGTATCACACCAGAGACTGCGATTCAATCGACTTGCGTATTGGCCTGCTGCCGCATTTTGGCAGAGACCGTCAGTGGATTGCCAATCCATGTCTACCGACGCCAGCCTGATGGCGGCGACGAGATCGCGAAAGAGATTCCGCTCTATAAGGTTCTGACCTTCCGGCCAAACGATTGGCAAACGAAGCAAGAATTCTTCGAGCAGATGATGATGACCTTGACTCTCTGGGGTAACTCCTACACCCGCATCCGCAGCGGGCAGTACGGAAGTGTTTCCCAACTCGACAACCTCCACCCCAGCCGGATGGACGTTGAGCGTCTTGAGAATGGCAGGCTCCGCTACAGCTACACCGACCCAGAGACCGGGCGTCTGGAGCGATACACGCAAGACCAGATCATGCACGTGCGATGGACTCCGGAGCAGGATGGCATCAAGGGCATGGTCCCGGTTGAGATCGCTCGCGAGGCGATCGGTCTGGCTCGTGCATGCGAGCAGCACGCCGCGAGGTTCTGGGCCAACAGTGCCCGGCCCGGTGTGGTTCTTCAGACAGACGGCACTCTCACCGCAGAGGCGGCTGAGAGGCTCCGCGACAACTGGGAGCGGATTCACAAAGGCAGCGACCGCAGTTCGCGAACAGCAGTCCTCACCGGCGGCATCAAGGCAACAGAGCTTGGAATGTCGAATGAGGCCAGCCAATTCCAGTCATCGCGTGAGTTTCAGTGCAGCGAGATCGCACGTGTCTATCGTTGTCCACAGCATCTCATTCAAGGCACGCCCGGCGGCGATCTCGAAGTGCAGGGTCAAGAGTTCGTCACGTACACCCTGATGCCGTGGCTGAACCGCATCGAGTCAGCGATCAGCCGATCGTTGATCTACAACGACGACGAATACTATGCGAAGTTCGACGTTAAGGGTCTGCTTCGTGCCAACTCCAACCAGCGTGCCAGCTACTACAGCACGATGATTGGTCTGGGAATTTTTTCGATTAACGACTGCCGCAAGGCGGAAGGGCTGAAGTCTCTCGGCCCGGATGGTGACCACCACTTCGTCGCCATGAACACGCAGACATTGGAAGAGGCGGTCAAGCCCAAGCCAGAGGCACCTCCGGGTGGTATGCCGGGGATGCCCGGTGGTCCGCCGCCTCCTGCTCCGGGTGGACCGCCAAGTCTCCCGGAAGTGAAGACTGGCAAGGCACCGATCGCGTCACCGAAGGGCGAGGCCTCGCAGCCGAAGGCTGAACCTGAGATGGAGGAAGCTATCGAGGAAGCTTCTGCCGAATGGGAAGACGCGATCGAGGCACGAGCGTTCTGTGCAACAGGCGAAGGGCAAGGAACTGACAACTCGTGCAGTTCTGCTGGCGGCGGTGGTAAAGGGACGGCACGAGTCGACAACTCGTGGAAGAAAGAGGAGAGCGAGTACAGCTACATTCCCGGCAACGGGAAGAGTCCGATCGTGGGCGGGGACGACATTAAGTTCCTTCGCATCGAGTCTCCGAATGCAGTCTCAGACACGATGAAGGAGATGAAGGTCAAGAGCCTCACTGACGTCATGGCGATCGGTGGAGGACTGACTCGCGGTTCGCTGACGAAAGTCGTCACGACTGACGGACAGATTCACGTTCTGTCTGACGTCCCCGTGAACCCAGACGACGAAGAGTCTGACTCAATGACAAGCACCGTCACTCTGGGAGTCGACGAAGACGGCAAGAAGTTCGTCGACTACAGCACGATGGCTGCTAACGACGGCAGTGCAAGCCTCAGCGGCGAGAGTGCAGCACGGATGAGTTCTATCCTCCTTGAGAAGTTCCCTGAGTCTGTTGCTGCCGCAGAGAAGGCGGGCTTCAGCTACGCCAAGACTTTTGCGATGGGGGACGCCAGCGACGAGTTCAAGGGCTACAGGCTCTGGCCGCAGTTTGGCTTTGATGCCGAAATCTATTCTGAGATTCGAGACAACATTCCGAAGGACATCGTGCCTCACGATGATCCCGTCACGATTCAGCAGTTGATCTCCACTCCGGCTGGCAAGAAGTGGTGGAACGAGAACGGAGAGTCGATGGACATGACTCTCGACCTAAAGGACAAGAAGAGCGACGGCTACAAGCAGTACAAGAAGATGGCTGCTCTCTCTGCGAGGCTGAAGAAGCGAAACGAAGGCCGGTCTCTGTTTGAGGTTCTGTTCCCTGAGTATCGGGCGTTTTGCCCGAATGGAGCGGGCAACGGAGTCACAAACGATTGCGGATCAAAAGAAAGCGGATCGGGACGGCGAGAGATTGTGCGACTCAAGGGCCAAGAGCAAGCAGAAGCCAAGAAAAAGGCAGAGGAGCTTGCATCTCTCCCAGAAGGGAGCGTTGAAGCAAATGATAAGTCCCTGATCAATCACATAGAGTTCGTTCCCAATGTATCAAAAAGCAACAAAGAGTTTGCAAAAGTTCCTTCAGACGACAAGCTTGCGGAGGCTATGCAAAAATATGCTATCGCCAATAAAGCCGACGCGAAGAAAAGCGACATAGGAGGCATTGAAGGTAAGTCGATTTCAGAGGGAGGCTCTTGGATTGGCTTTCACCGAGACCTTCCAGAAGGAACTCAAGTTGCTTTTAGGATCGACATCCCGACATTCAATAACTCGAAAAAGTCTGGCTCTCCCGTTTACTCAGTTACAGTTCACGAAGACGACGGAAAGATGACGTCTTCTGTCGGCGATCGAATTGGCTACGACGGCATTGCTCGAATGTCCGGTCCTGTTAACTTCTTCACGAAGGAGAAGAACTCCCTGATGATTGCAACGGGTGCTGCTGGAAAAAACCCGATTGCAACCGTGAAAGGGAAGTTCGACCGAAGCAGGGACATTCCAGAAGACATCGACTCGTGGACTCCCGTCGGATACGACCCCCAGAAGGCAGCTTACTTCTACGACAAGAGGACAGGACGTGAAGTCAAGGGCGGCACGGACGCGGTAAGCGTTGGAAACACTGTCTTCACTCGCTCTCCAGACTACGGCGATCGCAACGCCAAAACTCACTACCGATCTGCCGACGAGATGTTCGCGTGCGACTCGTGGGGTCTTGAGTCGCGTGGCTTCTGCCCGACCGGCAAAGGCGGCGGCATTGAGAACACTTGCAGTTCCGAAGACGGAAGCAAGGCAGGCCCAGACGAGGACAAGACGACAGCAGGCGGCGGCGGCTCCTGCCCTGCCCCGTGCCCGACCATCGACGTCACGTCGGACAAGAACAAAGACGGCGTGACTGACGCTGCTCGCGTCGGCGTGCCAGCAATGGAAGTCCCGCCTCCTCCTAACGTGGGTCGCGTTCCGAATCTCACGCCTTACGAGCGGTCTGTCGAAGACGCGTTTATGAAGCACTTCCAGTCAGACCCTGACGCTGTGTCGTCTCAGTTCCTTGAACTCGTGAAGGGTCAGGGCGAGCCTCCGACATTCGGCACTGACGATGCAAAGTGCCTGACTGACGCGTGGTCGCACCCAGACCCGGAGACCCGTGCAAACAACCGTGCCACGCTCAACGTCGTTCTTCACCAGACTGCAAACGCGATCGCGAAGCGGGCATTCGTTCAGCACCTCGACACGCTCTCTAAGGGCGACGAGATCATGGTGACTGTCGGTGGCTGCGGTGCGGGCAAGGGCTTCGCACTGAAGAACAACCCGGACGCACTGGAGATGAAGTCGAGAGCCAAGGCAGTGTGGGACAGTGCCGGTGATCAGAACGCCACAGAGAACCCGTGGATTCTGAAGGAGGCTGAGGATCGCGGCCTGAAGGTCAACTATGTCTTCGTCCACGCCAACCCAGAGGTTCAGTGGGCCGACCCAGATCGCGGTGTCGTGAAGCGTGCTGCCGACCCGAAGGACGGTCGCATGGTTGACGCCTTGGTGTTCGCGGACAGCTACGCGATCGGTGCGAAGAACCACCACGCGTTTCATCAGGCCAACAAAGACAACCCGTCTGCTTCGTTCGTCTTCTTGGACAACACCGGCAAGCCCAAGCAGATCGCGGGCGTGCCGAAGGAAGCACTCGCACTCGACTCCGCCAAGCTGGCTGAGTTCGCACAGTCAAAGGTCAAAGAGTCATCTGCACCAGAACGTGTTAAGTCAGGTGCGTTGGTAGGCACTCGCATCTGGAAACGAAAGGGCAAGTAATGGCCGACGATCTATCGAAGTGGTGGGACGAAGACGCGGAGCGGATCAACAAGATGGCGATCGCCGCACGCAAGATGGCAGTCAAGCTGCCGACTCAGAAAGAGGATCGCTGGGAGGATGCAGTCGAAGAGGCACGGGCGTTCTGCGGAACCGGACCCGGAGGCGGCATAGACAATTCGTGTGGTGCAAAGACGGCAGCAGTCGTTCGAGAAGTCTTGAAGAGCATCGAGAAGACTGGCGGCTTCTCTGTTCACCCAGTCTCTGCCAAGAGTCCAACCACGGGCTTCATGTGTGCAACTGTCCCGCACGCGGAGAAGATTTTCGAGACTAGCGAAGAGATCACGCAGCCTGCGATTCAGGCTTACCTTGACCAGCACAAAGACTTCCTTTCCGAGAATCCTCAGCTACACTTAGGTGGCTGGATTGATCCCAAGACAGAGAAGGTTTACCTCGATCTGTCTGAGCGATTTGAGGACGAGGCATCTGCGGTCGCAGCGGGGATCAAGCACAATCAGATTGCGGTGTGGGACGTTGCTGGCAAACGCGAAGTACGGATAAGGAGAGACGATGGAAAACGACAAGCAGCCGATTCGGTTCGACTTCCCACCGGGGGCCGGAGCCAAGGAGATCGCAGAAGCATTGAACAAAGCCCGCGAGGAGTTGAGGGCAAGAAAGAAAGCCGCCGATTCTGTGCCACCGGAGAAGGCGGCGGAATAGACCCGTCTTGCGGCGAGGGCGAAGGCGATGCACCTTCTGACTCGTTTGGCAACATCATCGACGCCGCACAGCGAACTCCGTCTTCTACAGCGGGCGGCGGCGGAGGCAGGGTCAACTCTGACTGGAAGAAGGTCGAGAGGCCTATGGTCTACGACCGGGAGACTCTCCAGTCGGAACCTCCATCCAAGTCGCTTGCGGGAGTCCAGAGCGTTTCCATTATCAATGGCAAGGCTCTCGGAGAGTCACTGAAGCAGACGGGCGTCACGCTCGATCAAGCCGCTAAGGTCTGCGGCAATCTCTCTCCAGATTCTAACGTCACGATCGTACACGGCTCGCTTGAGACTGCGATGCTCAGCGGCAGCGATCCTGAGCCAACCGTCACGGTCATCTCTCATCAGCCTTTCGGCGAGACCAAAGACGCGATCGGAACAGCAGCGACTCTCTCTCGAAATGAAGATGACGAGCTACTGCTCTCCTACGTGATGTTCAGCGTGGCACCAGAGGCACAGAAGGAAAGCCCGGTCGCTGTTGCACGTGGTCTGTACTCTGGCGTTGTGAAGAGCATCAACGAGGCAGAGAAGCTTGGCGTTGATGAGGTAGGGATGCTCGCAGCAGGCAGCGACAGCAACGACGAGTTCAAGGGTTACCGCATTTGGCCGAGACTTGGATTCGACGGCGTCATCCCTCGTAGCAGGGTCACGCCTACCTACTCGCTCCGGCTTGGATTCTTTGAGCCTTACGGAAGCAACCTCCCCGATGACATTCTGTCGGACAAGGCGAAGCAGGAGAAGAGCGAGGGTGCCCTGACCATTCAGTCTCTTTATGAGACGAAGGA